TGAACTCTTGATTTTCCACATCTTTTACAACGGCTTGGTCGGCTAATACGGCTTGTTGCATTTCAACAGAGAGTGGAGCTTGTTTTGATAGCAATAACTTAGTTACGGTTTTTAATGCCATTGCCTCGAAGTTATCGTGCCATACGCCATAGCCTTTTTTAAATGTTTGGCTGTAGCGTTGAGCGTGTTTGACGATGTCATCGTGACTCATATAGAGTTCAGCCGAAAAATCGTTTACCAGTTTAAAATAGGCGTAATAGCCGATTGGGTTTTCGTTTTGCTCAGGTTCTTGCTCCCAGTCGAACTCAAAACCATTAATGAAATCTTTTTTGATAAGTTGCTTTTTGTACACAGGCAATGCGACTAAGCGTTTAAATTGCCCGCTACGTTGTGCCAATTGGATAAAGCCTTTATAGCCAATTTGGAATTGCGCTTCGGTTTTCTTTTCTTTGTTGTTTCTGAAAGGGACTATGTAAGCAAAGCCTAAACCATTTTGTAGTGGCAAATTCAGTGTCGCAGCCATACAGGCAGCGTTAAAAATGCTCATTGGGTCTGCTGTTTTAAGCATTGCATTGCTATTGGCGATTTGCATGACACTTGTTGCAAAGGTTGCCGCATTTTTGCCAACAAGTTCCTTAATCTTATTTTGCACATTCGCACTTTCAAAAAATGTTTTAAGCGCAGGTGGCTGTTTATTTTGTTGATGTTGGACTTGGTTTGTCATCTCGCCCTCCATTAATCTGGGTCATAATCATTCATTCTGTCGTTTAATTCACGCTCGGCGATTTTCTTAATCGCCTCTTGTCTATAAGGCTCATAACTTGCACCGCTACCAATAGCAAGCCAGAAATTATCGTTATCACACAACATTTCCGTGAGTTCGTGATAATGCGTTTGGTCGCCTTGCTTTAAATCGTTGTCAATTTCAGTGGCGACTTCATCTAAAGCGATTTCATAGCCTGCTTGCCAATCCACTTCTCGTTGGTGTGCAGCATCGAGTTGATAGTAGTAATCATCGGAAGGTTTCATTGTTTACTCCAAGTGCGGTTAATTTCTGCTTGTTTTTGTGCGGTGTAATCCTGCAGTTCTTTTTCTGCTGCCAGTGTAAGATTAGGCGGTAAACATACACCGTTTTCATATATGCCCCCTTTCAGTTCACATCGGGTTTCTTGTTGGATTTGTTGGCTTAATTCGTTATCGTGCCAATCGGTGGGGTGGGCATTGGCGTGTAGGCTAATCCCACCCACAATCATGGCAATAATCAAGGCGGCGAGAAAATAGCAGATTCTGTTTAGCCATTTTTCACTGCCTTTCATAAAGTGCGTGAAGCTTTGTTTTTCTTGGCGTAATGGGGTTTTCGAGTGTTTCATTTGGGGCTCCTTGTTAGATATTAAGCATTTTTTCTTTTGCGATTTTGCAGCTGTCTTTTTTGATTTCAAAGCCATAGGACGGGCGGTTAAGCTCTCGTGCGGCGCGTAGCGTGGATGCACTGCCAGCAACTGGATCAATCACTACATCGCCCTCATCGGTAAAGATTTCGATGAGGCGTTTTAACACGGCAATGGGCTTTTGTGTCGGGTGCAGTTTAGGGATTTCCTTGCGGTTGTCCTTTTCCCATTCGAACCAGTTTTTAATCATTTTGCCGTTGTTGTTAAATTTCGGCAGTTTATCGCGGTATAAAATCAAGGCATATTCTGTTGCGCCGACGACTTTCATATTCGCTTTGAGCACCTGTGGTGATGATGATTTAATAAACACCAAAGGGATGTGATTTTTAAAGCCGTGCTGCTTGGCGTAATCAATCACCATTGAGATTTGCTGGAAAGCGCAGAACACAATCATACAAGGGGCTTTGCCGCGTTCTTTCGGTTCTTTGATGAGCATTTTTGAACAAAAATGCATAAATTCGGCAATGCGGAAATCTTTATCTGTATCAAAAAAACTACTGTTGGCTTTGTCGCTTTCGCCGTTTTTGTTATCGCCGTTTACATACCATTCAGGGTTTGAAGCGTAAGCATTATTACCGAGATTGTAGGGAATGTCGGCGATGACTAGCTGCGCTTTTGGGATGTGGTAGCGTTTGTAGTTTTGGAAGTGATCGTTGAATAATTCGGTTTTCATTTTTGTTTCCTTTTTAGTCGATTTGTTGAATTTTGGGTGTAATAATCCGCCACACGATTTTTCAAAAGTGCGGTCGGATTTTTTGCTGTTTTATAGAATTTCTAATTGAAAACCCGTTTTTTTAGGATCGTAGGCGCGAAGATATTTTAATACGCGCCAGTTATTTCCTTGCTCGCATTCAAATTGCTCTGTAATGCGTGTCAATACGTTATGGGCGTGACGGAGAGTACTGCGATATTCGTAAGCTATGTCATAAACGGAAGCAGCGTAGTGCGAACCAATTTGTTTTAGTGCGGGGTGAAGCACTTGGCAAAGTTCCGTGCCACGCAATAAAGCAAACCACGCCCACGCCATTGTTTGCAATTCGTGTTCGGTAAATTCAAACGTAAATGTTGTCGGTTCCTGCGTGGCAATATTGGGGGATTGATTTTCTTCCATATCTTTCTCTTTTTTACGTTGATTTATGCCTTCTTTGAGTTTTACAAAGGCGGAAAAGGTGGGTTTAATTTCATCATTGAGTTGGTGATACTGTAATTTCTTTCGCCAAGCCATTTCAACACGTGAAATTAATTCGAGATTTTCAAGGGTGCAATTTCTTGAATTGCCGTCTTTGTAATCAATAATATGTCCACGCGGAATTTTTCTACCGGCTTTGCGCCAGAGATAATGCGATTTCCGTTCATAACGTTTAATGCTTGCTTTTATTAACCAACATTTTGCATTTTTACAATATCGCTCAAAGCCAATCGGTTTTAAATTTTCACCTTTCTCAAATCGACCGCTTCGTCCGGTTAGCCATTGTCTCTTCACGCGCAAAACCTTTAACGCGTGTGGATTAAATGGTTTATTGAAATAAACTTCCATTTTTTGAGCCAAGATTCTTTCATTTAACGTGCAATTCGCTTTAATGAACGCAAGTTCTTCTTTGCTGTAACGATTAGCATGCTTAAGGCTTGGAATATTGTGTTTCTTTTTTAATTTATAGAAAACATTACGATTTATTAATAAATCAAACTGTTGCTGAAACAATTTAATTAGATCAGATGGCTTTTTATCCCAATGTAAGCGAATAAACGCAATATGTTCATCGGTGAATTTAAATCGTTCCGCATTAGAGGTCATCGCCTTGCGCCTTAGATATTCTTAGAAAATCAGGGGATTCTCTTTCAATTTGACGATTTTCAAACAATGTCATTGCTTTAAGCGAAATCGCATTGCTTGCGATAATATTTGCCGCAATGCCTGATACGGCATTGGCACGTTTAATTTCTCGATTAAGTTCTTCATCGGTTAAGTCTTCATCAAGCAGTTTTTCTAACTGGGAAAATAAATGATTGTTTAAGTCTGTGATTTTATTTTTCATTTTAAATACCCTTAAAAAACCGCCCTTTCGAGCGGTCAGTGGAGTAGTGCAATCAGTCTATGCTAATTTTGTCTAGAATATGGTGCCTTTCTTTATACTTGTAAGGCTCAAGCCCTTATTGTCTCTCACAACACTAAGGAATATACTTTAATCTCTCACAACACACTAAGGATTAAGTTATGGCAAACCTCATTATTACTTATGATTTAAGAAATCAACGCAACTACAAAACATTAATTGATGCAATTAAATCCTACGGAACTTATGCGAAGCTATTTGAATCGGTCTGGTATATTCGTTCAAGAACACATACGGCAGAGCAATGTCGGGATTATTTGCTTCAATTTATAGATAATGATGATCGTCTTGGCGTATTTGATTGCTCAAATAATGACTTTGCAACTATGAGAGCGTTAAATAAAGTTAGCAACCTATGGTCTAACTAACACGTAAACTTCACCAGTTTTATTATCAATTAGCTCTTCTTTTGTTTGGGCGTCACTAAATCGATTTATATAAGAAATTGCTTGGCATGCTCGCTCCTCTAAGCCAGGATGATAAGCACCGTTTTCAATCGCTTTCAAAATACAAGCGCGAATATGTTCTTTTTGAATTTCAGTTATGGTGTTGCTGGTAACACTGCCAGCCTCTGAATAGCGTTTTTCTTCCATTTTTAACCTCGTTTGTTTTATTGTTACCATTTCAAAACACACTTCATCTATCATTCGCAACGGTTTCACATGCCGTTGTGTCTCTGTACTAGCAAATGTGTTTTGAAATGTGATATTGCGTTTAGCTTTTCCCACCGACTGGCTTCGTTTCTCATTACCGCAATATCTCACACTCATTGGTGCAGGGCTTTTAATCTGCAACTGGCGATTTTCACAAATGGCATTTCACGAGTGTGTTTTTATCCAAATTGTCTAAAATTGTGATGATTATCACTTACTTAAGTGAATTTTTTGACTATACTAACAATTAACCTTGCAAGCCATGATTTTTCCTTAACCGGAATATAAATAGAATGATGGATTACGCCATCTACGGTTGCTTGGGACATTGCTTTGACTTTTTCTTTTGCTTCTTCAAAGGAGTGAGCATAAATTTCTGCAGCCCATTTGGAACCTTTAAAGTTATAAGAAATCGCATAGCGTTTCATTTCATCTTGCATAAGGAATTACCTATATGTATTTTCAAATATTTAAAGGTGTAAATAATCAGTGGTATTGGCGACTAAAAGCCGCTAATCACGAAATCATTGCCGTTAGTGAAGGTTATACAACCAAACAGAACTGCATAAATTGCATTCATCTTGTTATGGACACTAATCGCAATACACCAATTTATGAATCTTAGTAACCTAGCCCTGTTTATCGGGGCTTTTTTTTCATCACAATTTTTAAAGAGCGTTGAGATATTGGTTATGTGTATCTCGTTTTGATGTGGTTATTATGTACTTATGGTTCATTATAGTCAAGAACAAAAAGTACATGTTTTTAATAAAATGTACTTTTTGTTTATATTAGGTTGATTTCTAAAGAAATAAATTTTTTGAAATAGTGTTTGATTGCTTATTTTTTAATCGATTGAAAAGCAAAGTTTGTGTTTTGTGGTGTGTTTTTAAGATTTTTGCGATGCTGATCGCAAATTTTGGTAGCGATAGTTGGTTTAAATTGAGGTTGGTTTATTATGCCACTGCCGATAAGGAGGGCAATTATGAAAAAAGAGTTTAAAAAATGGCTAATCTCTCTGAATTGCGAAGGGATTAATAGCTTAGGGATTAATGAGATAGTGTCGCGCGTAGATGAAGAGTTGAGGATTGTGCGCGCTAATGAGCAGGAGAGGATTGTGCTGGAGGAGTTGATTGCAGCGTTTAATAAGTAATAAATAAACCGCCAGTTAGGCGGTTTATTGTGATTGATATGTCTCCGACATTGATGTCGGTAACATCGAATCAAGTAGCGTCAGTGCGTGGTTTAACGGTTAAATGGCTTTAGCGAAATTAATAATTTGTTTATCTTCATCCCAGCTAATGTGTTGTAATTTGAAGTGATCAAATGTTCGCTTAATTGTGTCGAGAATATTAGCTTTATGCGCTGTGTTTGGTGTATCAAGAGCAAATAAAATATTCTCTCTTTTAATAAATCCTTCTTGCTCTGCGCGATTAATTTTCGCTACCCAGCTGTCACAATGTTCAATCATGCTCGGGCTTTCAACCTGATCGAATGCAAGAGGTTTTACCGCTTTTAAAATATGTTTATCTTGTTGGTTTTTCAATGCCAAAGGAAGGGCAAATTTAGCAAAATCACCATTCACCATATATTGTTTGTATTGTGCAAGAACACTGTCGTTTTCTTGTCTAAACAAGGTTTTGTAATGTTTCAAAATCGCTTGTTCTTGGTTTTCTGGTTTTACTCCAGCATTTTGGATGAATTGCGTATATAGCTTGTTAAAATAACCTTGCGGATCATCCACCATTCCTACCGCTGCATTGCTATATTGAACAATACCTTCTTTCACATCAATGTAATGGTGAAAGAAGGTTGCCATATCCTGCGCACTTCCGTTAAATGGCTGACTAACGATATATTGTAATTCATCATTAATAGTCTCGCGGACAGTTTCAAACATTTTGCTTTTATAGAAAAAATCATTCACACGCTTGTTATTTTTAGGTACAAGTTGATAAGTGAGTTTTTTCTTTTCAGGCTCGCACATCAATAAGCCAACATTGACGAATTCGCCTGTTTCAAAATACGGACGATACCGCACGAAGCTGTATAAAATAGGTTGTTTCATTCTATGTTGTCCCAGTAATTTTCTTGTGTTATTCGGTTTAAAAGTGCTTTTATTCGGTTAATTTGTTGATCAATTTTATGAAATACCTCATCTTCCACAAACCAATCATCAGGAATGGATTGATAAATATCGTCAAAATTTTTGAGTATGTCAACGGCTTTGTCCATAAAAGTTTGTTTATCTACCCAGTCAAGTCGCCACTCTCTGTTCTTTTGTGAAAAGATATGTTCAGAAAAATCAGCTCTTTCGTCAAAGGCAAGATTATGATCTATCACTAAAATTTTTTGCTGTTGTTCGTCAAACAGCAGATTAATATTTCCTGTGCCGACTTGTGATGAGGTTCTGTCTGAATTTAAAATCCAACGATCAAACATGTAGAGCAATTTTTGTTCCGGCTCCGATAAAAATGCAGGATTTTTGACTTGAACGGTTTTGGCAATTTTGGCATTTACCACAAATGATGATGCGAACGCTATTCCGTTAGGCAAGTCTTGCCGCCACTCTGAGGAAACGTATTGGGTTGATTCGTGACTTACTTCAACAAAATCAATACTTGGACAGGGGAGCCCTATTTCATGAGCCAGTTTTGAGCCTATGACTTCCGCTAATAACTGACCGATTGGCATCATAGACAATGTTTTTACGATAAACCAATTCCCTTTATCTGTTTGACAGATAAAGGGTCGGGTTACCCCCATTTCCATTCTTTCTCTAATAACTATGATTTTATCCATTCTCTTATCCAATAACACTTCCTCTGCCTTCACAATCCAAACCTATCTTGCAGCTCTGTGTTATAACGTTTCTACACGTTCCCTTGCCACACCAATAATGCGGATTTCTTGGTCGAGTGAGCTTAATGTTGGGAACATTGGATTAAGCGGAACAAGCTCAAAGTGCGGTATGCCTTCTGGTGTTCTTATACCAAGTTCTTTGTATTGTTTAAATGTCGCCTCGTTGTCGCCATTGATTGCCGCCACAAATTTTCCTGGCGTTGGCACAATATCAGGATCGATTAAAACCAGATCGCCCTCGTTGAATCGGGGGAGCATAGATTTCCCTTCAATTCGTAAATAAAAGGAGTTTTCAGAGGCTATGACTGTGCTTGGGATCATCTCGTAACCGTCAAACCCTTCAAGCGATTTAATATCTGTCCATAGTCCTGCTTGGATTGGGCTTAGCAAAGGGTAGGATATTTGCTTTTCGATTTTCTCAATAGAGGCATTCTTATCGCCATAAGTCAGCCATTCTTTTGTTACACCCAAAAAATCAGCTAATACATAAATATTTGCTTGAGTTGGCAATGTCTCCGCATTGAACCATTTACTCACGGCTTTTGGCGTAACTTTCAGTATATCTGCAATAACTTTTCCCCTGCCTTTTTCTGGCAAGTTCTTTCTTTTGCACGCAATGTCTAGCCGTGCAGCAAAGTCCTGTTTAATTTTTTCTTCAGTAATCATTTTTTCACCTTTGAACTAACGGTTCAATTATAAATAAAACTTGAAGTACTTTCAGTTCTGATTTAAGATGTACTTAAAGTTCATTTAAAGAGATTATATATGGGAAATTTAAAACATATTATTGACTCTTTGGGTGCAGCTAAAGTGGCAGATTTATGTGGGCTTTCTGTTCGAGCTGTTTACAAATGGCGCACATCAAATTCTCTACCAAGAACTGAATATACAGGTGAAACCAGATATTCCGAGATTCTATCTCAAGCCTTGGGCGGTTCTGTCTCTGCGGAAGAAATTCGACACTTTAGCAAACCTATTAAGTCAGGCTCTGCGATTATCGCATGACTGTAATTTACCAACACCAACAGAAAAGAAAACCATAAAAACAAGGCAAAAATTATGGCAATGAAGAAAGTCATTATGGAAATGATTGAGAAGATACCTGGCGGCAAAAGTGCGGTTGCAGGATTTTTAGGTTTTACTGAAAGCGAATTGAACAATCGTCTTTATCAAACAAAGGGTCAGCGATTCAAAAATGAAGAATTAATTGCGATTCAGCAAGAATATGGCTGCACGCAATTTATTGATGAACTATGCCGTTTGGCTGGTGGGCGTTTTGTACCTGATGTAGCAGAGAATGAATTAGACAAGGTTGAGCTTGCTAATTTACAACTGCACGAGCTTTCCGCACGAGGCTTGTTATTTGCTGCATTAGAAACAGCGTTAGAAGACGGCGAAATCACTTCGAAAGAAGAAGACAAAATACGTCAAGCATTGAGTAAACATTTGGCAGCGACGCAACATTCGATTGAATGTGCGATTGTGTTACACAAGAAATAAAAAAAGCCACGAGGAGATTTCGTGGCTAATTCATTAAGGAATATACAGATGAATCAATTATTAACGATTTCGAAAGAAAACACAAGCACTTTGACGATGAGTAGTCGTGAAATTGCGGAATTAATCAATAAAAACCACAGCGATCTGTGTCGTTCAATCGAAAGACTTATCGCAAAAGAGGTGATTTGGGGGTATCAGCCAATGGCTTACACCCATCCACAGAACGGTCAGACTTATTATGAGTACCATCTAACCAAACGAGATAGTTTAATTGTTGTTGCTCAGAATTGTCCTGAATTTACTGCGGCAATTGTCGATCGCTGGCAAGCGTTGGAAAATCAACAAAAACCAACCGCACTTATTCCGCAATCTTTTTCTGAGGCGTTGATGTTAGCCGCTCAGTTACAAGCAGAAAAAGAGCGTAATGCGCCTAAAGTCGCTTTTGTTGATCACTATGTGGAAGTAGGGACGAGTAAATCATTTCGTGAGACGGCGAAGATTTTAAAAATGCCTGAGCGTGCATTAGTCAATCGCTTGGTGGAAGATAAATATTTGTATCGTCAATCTGGCGTGCTTTTGCCTTATCAATCGGCACGCACCAAAGATCTTTTTACGGTTAAAACAGGTACCGCTGAACACGGTCACAATTACACACAGACACGTGTAACAAGCAAAGGCATTGAATTTATTGCGTCACGTTATGCTTCGGAGTTGATGTTATGAGTATGCGATTAATGGTTCAAGCAATGAATTGTAAGGTTGGTAATCCTGCTAGAAAACTTGTGCTTTTAAAACTGGCTGATAATGCCAATGATGATGGAATTTGTTTCCCAAGTTATCAATACATTGCCGATAAATGCGAGATGACCCGACGTAGTGCAATCAATCACATTGAATATTTAATCAAAATGGGATTAGTAAGCAAAAAAGAACGTAAAAATAAAGATGGTTCCATCTCAAATTTATACTTTTTACACCTTGAACAAGGTAGTGAAAATTTTGCACTGGGTAGTGAAAATATTTCACTAGGTAGTGAAAATTTTGCACTAGGGGGTAGTGAAAATATTTCACCCATAACCAGTCACTCTTTAGAACCAGTCAATGAACCTAAAAAAACTACGCAAAAAAGCGAATCCGAAATGTTGCTTGAGCAGTTTGGCATAACAGGACAACTGGCGAAAGATTTTATCGCACACCGCAAAGCCAAAAAGGGCGTAATTAATCAAACGCAACTCAACCGTCTGCAAAAACAGGCGGACAAGGCTGGGATTTCGATTTGTGAAGCGGTGGAAATTTGCATTGAACGAAACTGGCAGGGATTTAACGCATCATGGGATTGGCGTGATGAGAAACTGCGAACATCCCAAGCGCAAAAAATGAGTTTTGAAGAAAAAAATGCGTTGCCGTGGAATCGTCCTGAAGACTGGGAGAATGTACTGTGAACCAATTAACTAATCAATCATTACATCAAGGTGTATCACCACAAGTGGAGAAATTTATTGATACGTTGTTCGACCAACTTTGCGCTAGTTGCCCTCAGTTGCTCAACCTCACTCTAGAGCGATTGCAGGTAGTAAAACGTCAGTGGATTTTAGGCTTTGCTGAAAATGGAATTACAAAAATAACACAAGTTAAACGAGGTATGGCGGAAATGCGTGCTAAGCCAAATGGGTATTTGCCAAGTGTAGGTGAATTTATTCAAGCATGCAAAGTTCTGGACTACCACGTATTGGGCTTACCGAATGAAGCGGAATTATACCAACGTTATAACACTTTCTTAGGCTATGCCCGATTCAATCGGGATGAATTTCAATATCGTTCAAAAATGGAATTTTGGTTGCTTAAAAATCTGTACGAAAAGTGCAAGAAAAAATCGGAAGAGGACACGTTGAAAACTATTCCGAAATTACTCACAGAAGCGGCGGAAAAAGTGCGGTCGAATTTTCCTTTTGAGGATATTCCGAAGATGATTCCAGCAAAGCCAAGTTTTTACGATAAAGCGAAGGCTGATAAAGCGCGAGATAGCTTGATGGCAATGATGAAAGGGAAAGGAGCATTGCAATGACAAGCTACAAATGCCCAAAGTGCGGTGCGGAATTAGAGGATTTTTATACGCCAGATTATTTTATATCGAGCAGCGAATGGGATGACGATCGTTTTCGTTGTAACGGTCACTTAATTGAGCCGATACCGTTTCCGCAGGTAAGTAAATACAGCGCAGTAAATCGAACAAAATCTTGCGGTTATTTTGGGTTAGAAGATTTAGGTGTGGAGTATAAAGAATGAGTATTGCGATGTTATTCAAGCGTTGGGAATGATGTTATGAGCCAATACAAACCTTTCTTTTTACGCGATCAACGCATTAAAAATAATTGCTTAGATTTAATCAAGGAATTGCCAACGGACGATAAAAAGCCGTTGGTAGTCAAAATCCAACCAATAACACGCTCACTTGAGCAGAACTCAAAACTTCACGCACTACTAAGCGATATTAGCAAACAGTGCGAATTTAACGGTAAAAAG